TCGCCGAGGTCCTCGCTACCACGCGCTTTGATTCCTCGCAGAGCCTCGAGGACACGATTATGCGCTATGTCCGGCTCTATAATGGCTCCATCCCACAACGAGTTCTATACCATTGCACACCCATTGAAGCACTTAAACAATGGCACGAAAAACAACCCAAACTCTTTAACAAACGTGTATACAATCTCACGGGTCTTGACAACTAGGAAGGTCGATCAGAAAGACTGAAGCGCAGCTGAAGGGCCTCGGTGTGTCTGCAACCAAGTCAATAAACAGGCTTGGCGCATCAATTCAGCGCCGCGATTCCATTCTTTCAAGCCGAAGTGCATTGCAAGGGCAATTGCTTGGCGTGGCTGCGCTCGGGGCCGCTATGGCCGCGCCTATTGGAGCGGCGATTAAGTTTGAATCCGTCATGGCGGACGTGCGGAAAGTCGTTGATTTCGAGACGCCAAAGCAGTTCGAGGAGATGAAGAAAACCATTCTCGATTTGTCCAGGACGATGCCCATGTCGCCGGATCAGATTGGTTCTATTGTCGAGGTGGCCGGTCAATCTAATATTGCAAGAGAGGAATTGAAGCAATTTGCTATTGACGCAATTAAGATGGGCGTTGCGTTCGATCTTGCTGGTGGCCAAGCCGGTGTAATTATGGCTAACTGGCGCGCAGGAATGAAGTTGACGCAAGATGAAGTTGTACAGCTTGCTGGCACCGTCAATTTCCTATCCAACAATATGAATGCTACAGCCGGTGATATCGCGCTGGTGATTCAGAGAATGGGTGCGACAGCTAAAAAGGCGGGGCTCGCATCAGCAGAAACGGCAGCCCTTTCAGCTGCTTTGCTGTCATCAGGCGCGCCGGTTGAGGTGGTTGGCACTGCGTTGAAAAATATGACCAATGCACTAACAAAAGGTGCATCAGCAACAAAGCGTCAAGCAGCATCCTTTGAAAAACTTGGTTTCGATGCTGTGGGAATGTCACGTAGAATGCAGGTTGATGCTCAAGGCGCAATTCTCGATGTATTATCTGCGATTAACAGACTTGATGCGGCTGAACAACCGGCGATTATTTCAGATTTGTTTGGTGAGGAAGCGAAAGCCGCGATAGCGCCGTTGATATCAAACCTTGGAAATCTCGAAAAAGCATTCAAACTGGCTGGTGACGAAGCATCTGCTGCAGGTTCGCTTACCGAAGAATACGAGGTCCGCAGCAAAACAACAGCAAACGCAATTCAATTATTTAAGAATCGTACCACCGTGCTCGGGGTTAAGCTCGGGTCTGTTCTCTTGCCGCCACTTAATGAGTTGCTCGGGGTTGTAGGCAAAAGCATTGATACAATCACCGATCTGGCAGAGCGCTATCCAAAATTAACCAAATTCGTCATATCGCTGGGTGCCGCGCTTGTTGCTGCGAAGATCGCTACGGTTGCATTTCGATTCGCATCGACATTCGTCACGTTGCCTTTGGCGAACATGGCCATCGGATTTAACAAGATGCGTTTACGGGCCGTTTTGGCTAATGCCAAACTCAAGGCTATGAGTTTTGGGAGTTTGGCTGTTAAGGCGGGGACAGCTGCTACGCGTGTTGTCGATTTGGGCGCCGGCTTCGGCGCCATGGCTGCAGGTGGACTGAAAAAAGCGACTCAAGGCATGAAGACATTCTTTGCGGCATCGGCGGTCGGCAAGTTCAAACTCATGGCTGGTGGCATAGGGTCTCTTGGAGCAACGCTTCTTAAGTTTGCCGGCGCACCAATAAAGGCTGTACTTGTTGGCATACGCGCGATTGGTATCGCCATCATTGCGAATCCTATAGGGTTGTTGATTACAGGAATTATTCTCGTCGGAGCATTGATTTTTAAGCATTGGGAGCCGATCAAGGCTTTCCTGAGTGGCTTTTGGGATAAGTTTAAAGAAAAAATGGGTCCGCTAGCACCTGCAATTGAATGGATAGGGAATAAAGTCGGTGACTTGTTTAACTGGTTTAGTGATTTGTTAGCGCCGGTTGATGCTAGCTCAGAAAAAATACAGGAATTTAAAAACATCGGTGAAGCAGTAGGCGAAGCCGTAGGTGGATCCATTGCATTTGTGATTGAACAAGTGGAATCACTGTTTAACTGGCTATCGAGTGTTGCTAATGCTATTGGATCATTATTCAACACATCAGGTGGCGTCGTATCAAACACCCCCGCCGCCGCAGCTATTGGAGGCCGCAATCGCAAATCGAATGTCGTTGATCTTGATGGTGTCAGAAAACGTACTGGCGATCTATCCAAAGGGCAAACGGTCAACAATAATCAAAAAACTGATGTGAAAATTACTGTTAACCAGCAGCCAGGTGAAGATGGCGCTGCGCTTGCTAAGCGTGTCAGCAGCCAAGTTCGCGGCGGACGCAATAAACGTAATGCATTGCATGACGAGGCCGCCTAATGGCCGCAGAGGTAATGATTCAAATAGGATCATTCCAATTTTCTATCGATACTGCCGCCTATCAAAGTCTGCAGCGCGCAAAAGGTTATCGCTGGGTGGCTCAGGACAGGATCAACAGACGGCCTGCGCAACAATTTGTGGGGCTTGGCAGCGAGTCAATAAGCCTGGCCGGCATCATCTATCCAGGCGTTTTTGGCACGCTTGATCAGATATCGAAAATGCGCGAGGTTGCAGATACTGGTGAGCCACTGAACTTGGTGGTATCACCAAACGGCAATACCGGCGAAATCCTTGGGTTATGGGTGATCCTATCCATATCAGAGACTAACACTATTTTTATTGCAGGCGGTGTGCCTCGCAAGATTGAATTCACCATGGAGATTGCGCATTATGGAGATGATTCTGACAGCAGCAGCGCATCACCTGTATTTGGCGAATCACTCAATGATTCGTTTGCATCGATTTTGAGAATATTTTCGTGAAGTACAGAACTCGTCAGGATGATGTTTTAGACGATATCTGCAAGCGTTTTTATGGCAGAGAATCAGCGGCGATCGATGTCTTAATTGCGAATCCAGGGTTGGCGGATCGCGGGCCCATCTATCCATCTGGTGTCGTATTTGATCTGCCTGATCTGCCGCCTGTGGAGGATGAAAAAAATATCGTCAGGCTTTGGGACTGACGGATGACGGATGACGCCTGATTTCAAAATAACGGCTAACGATGCCGATATTACTGACGCGATCAAGCAAAGGCTGATAAGCCTGTCTGTGACAGATCATTCAGGCGGCGAGTCTGACACGGCAACAATCACACTGGATGATCGTCCGCCATCGATATCGCTGCCGCCGACACGTGCTGAATTAAAAATATCGATCGGCTATGTTAGCGGCAAATTAGCTGACATGGGGCTGTTCATTGTTGATGAGATCGCATTGTCAGGTCCACCGTCAACGTTAGTCATCAGCGCAAAAGGTGCCAATTTTTCTGACGGTGACAGCAGTAAAAAAGGGATCAAAAATTCGTTGAAATCGACGAAAACACGTCCGTGGGATGACGTGACGATTTCTGATATTGTCGAGACGATAGCCAATGATTCAGGTTACACGGCACGCGTCGGCAGTCAATTCGCGGATACGAAAATTATTCATATCGATCAATCGTCAGAAAGCGACATGCACTTTTTGACGCGGGTTGCCAAACAATATGGCGCGTTGTTCAAGCCTGCCGGCGGTTTTTTATCATTCGTTTCGCGTGGCGAAGGCAAAAGTGGGAGCGGAAAATCATTGCCATCACTATCGTTGTCGCCGAATGATATAACAACGTGGAACGTGACGCTTGTTGACAGGCCGAAATATGAGGCAGTTGGTGCCATGTATCACGATAATGATACTGGCAAGCGTGTCACGGTCGGTGGTGGCAAAGACAAAACGGTAAAAGTTCAGACGAAAATCTATCCGACAAAAGAAGAAGCCGAAGCCGCAGTCAAAGCGAAAGAGAAGGATCTGGAAGAAGAGAAAGACACGTGTTCGATTACGATGCCAGGCAATCCGAATGTGTTTGCGGAATCGCCTGTCACGCTGTCAGGGTTTAGAGATGGCGTGAATGCTGAATGGATTGCTGATAGCGTCACGCAAAATATAGACAGCACTAGCGCGTTTGCTACGTCGATTGAGTTGAAGAAGAAAATGGCTTAGCCTCTTAATGCCAAACATTCCAGCGCAAACTGCACCGCATACGGCGCTTCCCTAGCCGATGCAGCCGCTCGAGGCGCAGTATATTGATGCAGCAGGCGACGCGATAATCCGATCCGGCGCGCGACCTCAGCGACCGATAACCCGCTGTCCTCAATAAGGCCTTTAAGATAAGCCGGGTTCGGATTATGCCGGTCGGCATTAGGTGCCGTCTGTTTTTGCATCAATTCGCCGCAATTGTTCAGGGACCAGTTTAAATACCTCGCCGGGCGCAACCAGGTCACCCCCATCGGGGTTGTCTACCGCGTATCGGATCATTTCCCGGGCAGCGAACGCCGCTGCCGCCTCCTCATCCAAGCCAGCCCGCGCCATCCGATACCCTCCGCCATAGCGACCACTGGCCGTAGCGACGTAGCCACGGCCCTTTTTTTCGATAATCACGGTTGATCTCATTTCTATTCTCCCCGGACTCGCCCCGGTTTAGCGCCAGGCCCGCAATGATGCAGGCCTGGAATTTATTATTGCCGACCAGCATGCAACGCGAACTTGGCGCGGATCAGCGTAATTACTGCGCCCGGCCCTTCCCATCCTGCCGGGTGAGATGATTCGGCATGCTGAAGCACGTCGTTGATGATTTTTTCGGCTTCGCCTTCTGACATTGAAAATGTCGATGCCAAATTTTTAAGCGCTTCAGGATTTTCCAGCATTCTCTCACGGATTCCTGCTATTTGTTCTTTTGTGATCATTTTTCTATTTCCCCGGATTCGCCCCGGTTTAGCGTCCAACCGATCCCCGGTTGGTTAGGGTGGCGGATTTCCCCCTAACCACAGCTACAGTATAGCGTACAATGTACGCTATTGCAAGTGTTTTTTCATTATTTTTTTGCTAATCCTCACTAGCGAATCGAATTAGAAATCCGCCATAATCGCCATTGTGCTCGTTGTGGCTTGTCATTGTAAATGTGCCGCAATCAGTTTGTACTTCGAGGAATTGGATTTCGTGATAACCGTATTCCTCGGAAATGTTAGGCGCATCTTTGATTTCAGCGCCTAACAGCTTCGACCCAACGTAGCTGGACAAGTCATCGTCTGTGCGCATGTAACGGTTCTCGCAGCAGGACTGACCATCATCGTAAATCCTCATGCTACTCCCATCGGAAAAGCCGAAATTAAGCATTCCAATCATCACACCAATGCCGAGGTGTTTCGTATTGTTAGTCATCGGATTCAACAACTGTCGCCTGCACCGTCATCTCTTTCGGGATCGGTAATTCTGCTTCGAGCCAATATTTAGCCTCATTCCCACCAAAATCATCAATACAATTTTCCATTGCCTCTTCAACAGGTTCTCCATTCCGATCGCTCCATCCCGACGCCATCCACCCGCCTTCCGGATCAACTGCCACAGCCACTTTAATTTTTACTGTTTTCATTGTTTGCTCCTACCTTTGACACGCTCCACCCGCAGTATCCACATTTCTCCACATTTACCAACCGACCAGGCCCTCCCACAGACAAAGTTACGATAGAGTTTCCGGGGAAATCTGGAATCCCTGTATAGGTATTTTCTAAGGCCACTCCATCCTTCATGAGGCCGTTACATTTTTTACAGGTGGAGGTATTCATGTTGGCAATTCTATGTTTGGATTAAGCGCTTGGAAAGCAACCAGCCTGGCTTCGATCAAGCTATCAGCGCTTTGGATCAACCTAAGCGCTTCCTGGTATCGTTCTACGGTGTCCAGTGCTTCGCGCAGAGAGCTCATTTCCATTTCAAGCCCAGGCCCATAAGATGTCTGGATCGTGCGTTCTTTGATTATTTCTCGTGCGAATTTGATGTCGTCAGGGTGCATTTTACGGCTTTCATTTTATTTAGAATTGATCAAACCAGCTTCTTATAACTTGCTTGAATTCATCGCATACACCAGGATCATCAAGAGCAGCGGAAAGCCATTCGCCAATTGCTGCGTCAGGCTGATCCATTGTTTTGATGCGTCTCATGTTCCATATTTCCGCTGCTTCCTGTTCACTCTCGAACATCCCAATCCATTCTGGCGGAATTTTCCATTGTACTAACCCAATGACTGCGCCACATCCTCCGTCATCTTTGCAGTGCGCGACGTAGCCACGCCCTGCTGGCTCGATGATTTCTGATTCGTTTCCACAGAACGGGCACGGCAGCAACTTTGGTTGTATTTTTTCTGTCATAATTGTTTCCTGATGTTGACGGCCGGCCTTGCAGCCGACCCGGAAGCCTCGGGTTCTGTTCCCCTTTCTGCCTGCTTCTACCATTCAGGGACCGGCTGCTTATACCCACCGGAAAGATACATTAGTTGTTTTAGTTGAAGTTGATTGGCCGCTTCTAACGGCTAAATTTACATGGTCCTATCCTCCGCGTTGTTGGCGTCATGGTCTCTTCTCTTGTCTTAGTAATCTGTCTATCTCCGCAGCGATCAATGCGCCAGCTTTCACCAACAAATCAAGTCGTTCTTCGCTGGTATACGTTTCCGGGTTCGGCGGCACATTTCTTGGGTTTTCATGCCGTTCGCCGCACCTGTATCGCTTATCACACGCAGCACTCCATGATCCTGGCCATGGATCGCAAAACCCAAAACCCCAAGAATACCTATGTGATTCGAACAGAGGCACGGGTGCCGCATAACACACTGCGGCGAATGCGAGCGCTCCGTCTACGTGCAGATCGTCATGCTCCGGCGTCCATCCTTTCTTTTCAATCTGCCGACGGCGCTCGGTGGCTATCCTGTCAATTCCTGCCAGATGTTTGTTTTTTGCTGCCATTCTCTGCTCCTGGATTTGCATTAATAGC